CCGTTTTCATTCGTTGCATAGGCGAACGTTTCAAACTTTGTCGTGATTCGATTGTAGGTTCCGCGATCGTTTCGCCTTGTATCGGCTTCCTGGAGAAGCGTTTCAAGCGGAACTTTGCCGGGGTTGTCAGCCTGTAATGAAACTTCGACAGGAGGAAGAACTTGCAAGGCAACGTAGCCCCTGCGTTCGTTCTCCAAATCAAACTCCATGAACTCTGCAAGGTCAGGTCGCAGTGTAGGAGGTGCAGCAGTTGGCGTAGCCATGATTCTTTTTCCTTATTGGTTTTGTTTGAAAGTGTTTGGCTACGTCGGTTAGCTCACCGCCGTGTCACCGTGCGCGTTGTAAAGAACTTCGATCACATCGCCGTCAGCAGCCGCCGCTTCGAGCGCAACACCAACTTGAAAGGAAGTCGAGGCTGCCGTGTCTTGAATCTTGCCGTTTGCTTCGGTGTAAACCGTTGCGCCAACCGCAAGAGCTTCAATAGCGATCATCTTGTGAGTGCCCGCTGCGGTTCGCAGACGAACGGTTACGTTGTCGCCGGCAGCAAACGCTGGCGTAATAGCGGTTCCGATTTCCTTCTCGGCAAGACCAGCGACAGCAACGCCAGTCGAGGTAATCTTTACCCGTAGGTTCTCGGCAATGGCTTCATCAGCCACAAACGTTTTGGTTTGACCGTCTACATATTGAGACATGGTTTATAGTCCTGTTTTCGATTGTTTGATTGTTGGTTTTGTGAGCGACTACCGCACGTTGACTTCGGCAAGCATTGATTGACGCAAGCCTGGAATCTGCTTTTCAACTTCCAGAATCGCAGCAGCACGGGGTTTGCCAGCGGCAAGGCGAGCGTTGATTTCGCTGTGCCATTGAGCGCGGGCCGAAGTTGCTGGGGTGTTGGCCGTTGCCTTTGCAACCGGCTTAACGCCACTGCGAGCTTGTGCAGTTGCTGGTTCTTCGTCCGGCTCTTCCTCTTCGACCTCGACAACGGTTTCAGCCTTGGCTCCCTTGAGTGCCATCAACTCGTCTTCCATCGCCTTGCACTTGCTTTGCAGTTCGGCGTTCTCAGACATCATTTCTTCGACGGCAGCTTGTGCGACTGATGCCATAGGCATTGCTCGCTTCAAGCACTTAACGACAAACTCGGCTTTCGCCTTTGGAAATGCCGCTTCGATCTCTTGTAGAGTTGCGGCAACAGGGGTGGGATCGCTCATTGGTTTTACCTTTGGTGGCGGTTCCTGGTTGCCGCTAGAGCCCGACTGTCCAAACAGTGCGGTTACAACTCCATGCGGCAGATTCGTGAGCTTTGCAAACGGTCGCCCAATGACCGACTGTCCCGATATGCGGTTTGCGAATCCCATCGCTACCGCTTGCTGAGCGTTGAAAAACGTCTCAGCTTTCATGATCGATTTGATTTCGTCTTCGCTGCGTCCGCTGCGTTGCGAGTAGGCGGAAATTGCAGACGATTTGAGTTGTGCAAGCATCTGCGAGGTTGTCGCCAAGTCCTCGTCATCGCCCTCGACTGCGATGTACGGGTTGTGCAGCATCATGTAGCCATTGGGCGTGATGCTCACATCGTCGAAAGCCATCGCAATAAACGATGCAATCGAGAACGCAGACGACTCAATCGATAGCGATTTTGGCCCTTGATAAGCAGCAAACGCGTCGTGAATTGCGAAGCCTTCAAAGACGTTTCCGCCTTCGCTGTGGATTTTCACTTCGATAGGGTCGATGCCATTAACAGGCAGTTGCTCCCGCACGACCTGAGATGAAATCTCGTTTGGTGCCGTACCAATCACGCCGTCGATGCGAATTACTTTAGGCGACATCTTCAAGCACCTCCGGCGTTTGCACTTGTCCGTCCATCGCATCCGCAATCAATGCGTCAATCGATGCTTGCGCGAGACCGATACCACCAAGGAACACACGAGCGGCAGATTCGCTAGATACACCGCTGGAAAGCTCGTCTAGCACTTGCTTGATGGCCTTCCGATTGCGATTCCATTGTTGTGTGGAAAGCCCCGCAAATTCACCCGTAGGCTGTGCAGTGCCTTCCGTTGCTCCAGCGGTCTTTTCTTGCACTGCAATCGCTGCCGGGTCTTGCATTGCCATCGTCGTTCCGGCAGGCATTGGCAATGCAATCAAGTCTCGCCAATTGACAGCGGGAGCATTCGGGAACGCCGCATTAATCGCAGCAGCTTGTTTTGCCGCCTTCTCAATCGCGTAGGCGTTATCGTCAACTGACTCGTCAACGATCTCTTCCCAGTCTTTGCCGCGTGCTGCATGCAAGCGACGTGGACTAGTAAGTGCGTTTCGCAGTTGCGTTGCATCGCCCTCAGCATCTGCAACAGGCTCGATGTACGACCACGTTGGAAGGTTCCAATTGTGCTGGAAGATCCGCTCACCGACCTTCTTGTAACCTCGCTTCAGTGCGATGTCTTTAGTCTCTTTCAAGTGCTGTGCAAGCTTCCACATGTACGCAGGTCGATTCAACCGACGCACGAGGTTTACTTGATCGGCAACAAATCCTTTGCGTGCTTCGTCAACCGCGCCACGCCAGCCGCTAAAGTTCGTCTCACTGCCATCCATAAGCACGAGGCAAAGCGGCAAACCAAAGTTGACCCCAATGATTTGCAGCATCAAGCGAACTTGCTGGAAGTATTCGCTGTTTGGAACGTTAGGGGAAAAGCCTTGCAACTCTTCGCCTGGTTGTCCGACGATTTCCATCCCCGGCGATACGCCTTCTATCTGACGCACGCCGCTTTCAGTCGCTTGTGTCGATCCTTCGCCATACACGCCGTCAACCGATGGCAATGGCGAGTTGGTCGAGGCGAGCTTGCGGAAGATCGCGAAACACGAAACGACTTGCTGCTGTACCAACTTGGCGAAGTTGATGTCTTCCAGCATGCCCGAGATGGAGAACACGGGAGCAAGTTGTGTCACGCCTCGCGTTGCTTGTACTCGCTTAGGGTTGTAGACGTGGAAGACTTGGCGAAAACCTTCTGCGTCTCGCACATCAATAGGAGTGCAGTCGCCATACGTTCCAAAAACGTCGGTCTCTTCCGCAACGTGGTACTGTGTACGCTTGCCAACTTTGTTTGTCGTGACACCTAAAAACGTGTCGGCAACTTTTGACTTCGTGCGAATGAGGTGGGATTCCAAAAGCTGGAAAGACCCCTCATCGGTTCCCGTCACAACAATGTCACCGTCGATTGATTCGCTACGGCAACATTGTCGCTCAATTTCCTTCCAAGTGTTTTCGCCCGCAATGTCGCATTGATCAGGATCGTTTGAAAACGACTCCCACCAATCAAACAATGCGGTGTCTAACCCCTTGTCGCCAGTCTTTGGGTCAAGGGTAAATCCGCTCTGTACGATGTTGTCAACGCGTCGGTCGGCAAGAATGCCAACCAAAGCATCGTTGCGGTCCATATCGCGAGCTTGCTCAACAAGTTCGTAATACTTGGACTCTGTGCGGAAGTGATAATCAGGCCCGCTTCCCATCGCGGCAACGCCAGTGCGACGACGGACAAAGCGGCTATGTCGGGTTGCGTCGTAATCGGCACGAATGTCGTTAAACGATGATTGGATTCCTTTTGGTGTGGCTCTCATCGAAAGCTACTCCCAACGCCAAGGAATCGCACGCGACCAGATGCACCGCTAGCCGTCGAAGCACTGCCAGCGACATAATCCTGGGCTCGCTTCATCATCGTTTCAACGAATGACTTGCCAAGCGAAAGGCTGGAGCCTTGATTGCTGGCAGACTCAGCACGCAAGATAAGCCAACGCTTTGCCGCCGTGATGAATAGACGAGCACGCGCAACGCTGGCGACTTCTTCAAAGTCGGCGTAGTCTAGAAGGTCCGCTTCGATGTCTGCGATCACCATGCCGCCATAGTAGGCGACAATAGTTTACATGTGATGTAAAACCCGATGTCGGATTTTCGGTTATACGATTACCTCGTTTTCAAAAATCCACTGGATCGCCTGAGTTTTATTTGTGACAAAACGCCCGTCGGCAGTCTTTGCGCCACTGTCTTGTAGCTGCCGGGTTTTGTCGCGAAGCTT